TGCATGGGATGCATATCAATCTTTTTATAATGAAAAAATTGCCGATCAAGACTTTAGAATAATGTTCGGACTGGAGAAAGATAAGGACGAAATGGTTCCTTACATGTATTATGAAAATAATGAAATTCGCATACAATACTATAATCCGGTTCAATGGCTCAAGACTGCGTTAGAAGAGGAGCCTATTCATAGTAAAATTGCTGGAGGCGATGTGGCTGGAATAATTAGAAGTTTAAATAAAATCCCTCGTCAAACAAAAGAAGAGTTAAGAATAAATGCCACTCCTCAACAAATTCACTTTGCCATGCAAATTAACCATATTCTTTGGAAAGCTGTTCATGTGGAGAAATTGGATCTTCCAGACTATAAAGGAATATTAGATAATAATTTATTAGAAAGAATGGAAGTTCCTTTCCACGCTAGTAGTGGTCATAGAGTAGCATTGGAAGAAACAATAAAAGTTGAAAATAAAGAAAAACCTGAAATGGCAGATTTTATTAAACTTTCTGCTTCAGGACAAAAAAGACAGCAACAGTTTGCCCACGCTATATTAATGAATGGTATTTTAAATCAAGCCTACAATATGGCTAAGGAAAAAGTAGCAAATGGTGAAACTCCAAATTTTTATAACGTAGATTTTGATAGAGACGATCACCCTGAAAATATTGCTATTGCAACACAAAAAATAGAAGCTAGAAGTAGAGCAGATTATGCTGGAGATCCCTCTAAAGTTCGAATTTTCTTTCAGATAACTATGTGGTTTATGATGTTAGAAAAGTTAGTTTACGAACGTGTCATAGATAAAGAAAAATTAAAAGGAGGAGTCTCAATTGGCCTTAATTGGTTTGATGGTTTTGCATGGCAATTTGAGAGACTTGAAAGGGGACTAAAATTAGCTAAGTATCAAGGAAGGTGGTATATATTCGAATATGATATTTCTAAATTTGATACTGGTGTTAAAGCAGCAATAAATGCTATATTATTTGGATCCTCATTTAATTGGTATAAGAAAGCAAGAGAACATCTTCGCAATAAGAGAAAGAAAATGATGGATGAATTCATCTTGCGGCTTTTAATGTGTATCATCATTTATGATACGCTTAATATGCATGTCCAATGGCCAGATGGAGCATGGAGATTAGTAATAGGGAAAATTATGTCTGGTCGATTTGGTACTTCTTGGGGAGATTGTAGATACCATCTTTTCTTGTGGGTTCTATTCATCTGCATGAAAGTTCAAGAACTTTTACTTCAAGGAAGAAAAGACGCAGCCCAATTCATAATTAAATGCTTAGCTGAGTTTATGGCCTATACATTAAACTTAGCTGAAGAACACCCAGAATTTTTTAGATCATACACTCATGGTGGTCCTGAGATGCATTATGCAGAAAATAGAAAATACGTTATTCCATTATTATTCATCTTTGTTTATGGAGATGATGGCCTTCAGGGTTATGTGGTTGATCATCCAGTTTATGGCAATCTATTATATGATTGTTTTAAGTTAGAAAATTGGATGACTTTTTTAAAAACCGTAGCTCGTATGGATATTAAAGTAGATGCCTGTGGAGAATATGATACTTTTTATAGTAAACTTGGTTCCTGGGGAGATTTCCTTAGAAAGACTTGGACCTTTCAAGGGAAAACATATCATATAGCACATGGACCTAAGTTCCTTCAAAGACGTTTCGTCCTGGCTAAAATTAATGGAGAATTT